ACAAAGCCTTTTAGTAGAAAGAATACTTTATATAATAAACAAATAATTTGCCCTTTCTTGCTTACAGAAGATGGATGGCCAATAAGAACTGAAGCAAGAGAGAAAATAAGACTATGAGTAGAGAGTATACAGATATTGATAACATAGAGAACTACATGGGTATCGATATTGAGAGTAGTTTTACATCTCAAATCACAATATGGATACAGTGGATGACAGAATACATAGAGAATGAAACAGGCAGGGTTTTTATTGCCGATAGTTCCAATTCAGAAAAGGTTTATGAGGTTGATTTACAAAGGTCGGTTAGTGTGGGAGGGGATTATTCTAGCCCGACAGATCTTGTTGTAGATGAGTTTGTTAATACATCAACAGCAACCATAACTTTAACTATTGATGGCACAGAAGTTAGTAGTAAGAATGTTCTGCTTTATCCTGCTACAGTTGAAGAACTGCCGAAAACAAGAGTAGCCTTAACGAGCGATAGTGGATTGGTATTTACATCAGATGAACAGAACATCAAGGTTGAAGCTAAGTGGGGATATTCTATTGCTGCTCCTGGTGATATTGAGTTTGCTTGTATAGTGTTAGTGGCAGGTATGATAAACAGCTCTTGGAGTTCAGAAGGAGAAATGAGTTCAGTGACTATGGGAAGATATACAATGAGTTTTAAAGACCAAAAGCAATTGGCAGATTTTGAAAGAGTCCAAGAAATATTAAAAATGTATGCTAAGCCAACAATTTAATGCCAATTAGCCAGTTTTTTGATAAAACAGTGGATACCTATCGGCTGGCTGATACTGCCGATACAGATAATCAGGCTTGGGTTGTCAATCTTAATAAAACAGCACAGACTGGGGTTAAATGCAATATCCAGCCATTAGATGATGCCTATGGGGAGGATTTAGAAGGCTCTTATGGGAAAGATTTTGTAATGTTCAGTGAGATTGCTGACATTAAGCAGGGAGAAAAGATAGTAGACGGAAGTGTAGAATATATGGTTCAAGGAGTAGAAATCTATGACTGGCAGGGATTCTCTCATCTTGAGTTACGAATTCGGTTAACAAAATAGTTATATGTTAAAAGGAACACATCATACAGATGAGACAAAAATAAAACTAAGTATAGCTTGTAAGGGTAGGAAATTATCAGAAGAACATAAAAAAAAGATAAGTGAAACTCATAAGAAAGTTGGTGTTGGAAAATGGATGAAAGGAAGAAAATTATCAGAGGAAACAAGAAAAAAGATGAGTAGAATACGAAAGGGTAGAGAAGTACTATGGGGGACAAAAATAAGTAAATCTTTAAAAGGAAAACCAAGTGGAATGCTGGGAAAACATCATTCGTTAGAAACAAGAAATAAAATAAGTGGAAGAAATAGAGGAGAAAATGGGTCAAATTGGAAAGGAGGAGTATCACCAATAAATCATAAGATTAGAAATGGTATAGAATTTCGTTTGTGGCGTGAGGCAGTATTTGCCCGAGATAACTGGACTTGTCAGAAAAGTGGTATAAGGGGCGGAAAATTAAATCCTCATCATCTTCAGAATTTTGCAGAATATATTGAATTACGATTTGCCATAGATAACGGGATTACTTTTTCAGAAAAAGCCCATAAAGATTTCCACAAAAAATATGGACAAAGAAATAATACAAAAGAACAATTAGAAGAATTTTTACTTACAAAATAATGGAGATTTCAATAAAAATTAAAAATATAGATGAGATAGACAGATTCTTAAAGACTAGACCAACCAAAATGAGGGAAGAACTAAACAAAGCTGTTAAAAAGTCAGTTTTAAGTGTTGAAAGACAAACAAAGATAAACTCTCCTGTTGATACAGGGCTAATGAGAACATCAATAAATAGTAGAACATATAGAAGCGAACTATCGGGAGAAGTTATTGCCGGCGTGAGATATGCTATTCATGTTCACGAAGGAACTTATAAAATGAGAGCAAGACCATTTATGGCAAGGGCTATTAAAACAATGAAATCTAATATTCAAAGATATTTTAAAGAGGCTATTCAAAACATAATTAAAAGATGAGTGATATAGTTACAATTAAAGGTAAAATTAAGGGCATTCTTGAAGCCATTGTAGCTGACGATGGAACGAGGACTATAGTTGTTGTTTATAATTATCCTGAGAATAAGCCGACAGGATATCCCTATTGTTTTATAAATTATCTGGGTGATACTTCAGAAGTTCACAGTAATACGCAGGATTTAGTTGAATATACTTTTGAGATTAATCTTATTCAGGAGAAACTTGAGGATTTCAAAGGAAGGGCAGATGCAGAAGCGACAGCAGAAGCAAGGGCTTATTCTATTAATGAGGCATTTAGAAATGATAATGATGTAGGATTGAGCGATGTTTTAAGAGTTATGCCTGTTGAAACAATGAAAAGTTATGTGGAAAATAACACAAGAATAATGCTGAAAATTCTCCTAAAAATACAAACATTAGAAACAATAACGCTTTAAAGGTCGTTAAACTAATACTAAGTAAAAAAATGAAGATAAAATCAAATATCGCCTGCTGGACTCCACACCCCGAAACAAGTTGGTCGGTCGGGGAAATACGAGAGGTGTCCAACGAAGTAGGCAATAAGTTATTACTAAATAATAATTTCGTTAAAGTTTCTGATACTAAGCCAGAGATTGAAGACGAGAAAGAAAAAGATGAGCGACATAGGAAGAAGAGGAGCATTAGGGATCGGTCTTGAAACTGCTGGATCTGAGGGAACAACTACTGCCATTGATGCTTTTATTCCTTACCTTTCTTGCAACCTTATCGGGAAGCACACTCCGATTGCTGATGTTGCAGCAAAAGGAATGCGAGATGAACAGGGGAACGATTCAGTAGAAGGAAAAAAGTGGGGTGAAGGGTCAATTGAGGTTGTGCTTGACCCAAAAACAGCTCCTTATTGGTTTGCTCTTGCTCTTGGAAGTATAGATTCAACCTCGTCCGGTAATTTAGAGGTTCACACTATTTCAAGAAAAGCTAATAATCAGCCACTAACAGCGACCATTTATAGAAACAGGGGCGTAGATGAAATTAAGTTTCCCTATTCGGTGGTTAATACTTTAGCGCTAACTTTTGCCGATGATGTTGCCAAGATTGCGGTAGATATACTCTCAAAATACCCAACGGTTGAGGCAGACACCCCAACCTATGTAGATTTGGAGCTATTTACTTTTAAGAATGCTTATGTGGAGCTGACAAACGATAGCACGACTTCTACTCTAACAATCAGAGAGTTTACTCTGAATATAAACAACAATGCAGAAGTGAAGTATGCTCCGAATGACAATGATGTAGATAAGATTGTTTCCAAGAACTTCAATGTTAATGGGAGTATAGTAATTGACTTTGAAAGTACGACTCAGAGGAATGCTTTTAGGGATTTGACGAAACAAGCGCTTTCTGTAGTGTTCTCAAAGGCGACCCATAAAATAACTATTACCATACCGCAGTTTAGAGTAGATCCTTTAGAGATAGACACTCCTAATGATGATATTTCTCAGGAAACGATTAACTTTATCGCAGAATATGATTCTGCGACTACATCAACTATAAGTATATCTGTTGAAAATAGTGTAAGTTCGTATTAAGACTATGAATAAAATAATCAAGACCCCGAAAATGGGAGTGGAAATTGAATTAAAAGAATGGATTTCAGGAGAGGAAGGAGATAAAATTGAAGCTCCCATTACAGACGTGAAGTTCAAAATAAACGCACTTGGGCAGGGAAATGCTGACATAAACATTGGTGAAGCAATGAAAAAATCCACTGAGATAGCGGTTAATGTTGTAGTATTAAAAGTTGACAAAAAAGAAGGAGACATTTGGAAAAGGATTAGAACAATGCCAAAAGTTGACTATAAGTTTATTTTGAAAGAGGTAGAAAACATAGTGAGTGGTATAGATTTTACGAAGCCCGTCTCAAAGAAAGAAGATGGTATAGATTAGGAAAGTTATATCCTAAAATGCAGACAGTGTCTATTTGCCAAGAGATGGGCTGGACATACCAAGAATATATGGCACAACCAGTGTGGTTTATTAATTTATTAAAAGATAAATTACAGATAGATAGCGACAATATAAGAAAAATAACTAAGTGAAGATAAATGGCCGAGAAACTTCAATTTATCATAGATGCCCAGAACCGAACCGATGCTGCTTTTAAAAAAGTGAAGGGCAATGTTGATGGTCTTCAGGGCAAACTGAAAACATTAAAGCCAACCTTCCAAAAGATGGCCCTAATTGGAACTGCCGCCTTTGCAGCCATAAGTGTTGGTGTTTTTAAGGCAACTCAATCAGCGGTAGATGCCCAAGAGATATTTAATAAGTTTGATGTTGTTTTTGGTGATGTAGGCGACAAGGCAGATGAAGTTGCTAAAAACCTGAGAGACAATTGGGGTCTTGCTCAAAGTTCTGCGGAAGACCTTTTGTCTTCTACTGGTGACCTTTTAACGGGTCTCGGAATGACCGGAGATGAGGCACTAATTATGTCTGAAAAGACACAGAAAATGGCAATAGACCTTGCCTCTTTTACTAATCTTCAAGGAGGTGCGGCCAGAGCAAGTAGAATTATGACAAAAGGATTACTTGGTGAAAGAGAATCCTTAAAGGAGTTAGGTGTAGTTATTAAAGAAGAAGATATTAAAACCAGATTGGCAGCAGAAGGAAAAGAAGAGTTAGCTGGTATGGCGTTGATGCAGGCCAGAGCAGAAATTACATTACAGATGATAACTGAGCAAAGCAAAAACGCTATGGGGGACTATGCTCGGACAGCTGACTCGGTAGCTAATCAGCAAAGAGTATTGAAAGAAAGAACAAAAGAATTGTCAGAAAGTATTGGAACTGTTTTTATTCCAATAATGAAATCAATTATTGATAAGGCAATGCCTGTTGTAGAAAAATTGGGTGCTTGGATTGAAAAGAATCCAGAATTAACTAAAACTATAATTATTGTGGCAGCCGGTATTGCTGGATTGGTAGCAGTGATTGGGGGATTGGGTTTAATCTTACCAGCAATAATAACAGGAGTTGGATTATTGGGAGGTGCTATTGCTTTTATAGCTAGTCCGATAGGAATTATTACTTTACTTATAGTTGCTTTGATATTAGCCGGATATAATCTTTACAAAAATTGGGCTGAGGTATCGGAAATGTTAAAAGATACCTGGCGAGAATTGAAAGACAAAATAGTAGAGGTTTGGGATAGCATTGAAAAGTATTTTAGTGATACTTGGAAAGGAATTAAACTAATTTGGACTGATGCTATTGATGCTCTTATGAATAAAATACAGCCACTTTTAGACGCTTATGAGGCAGTAAAATCAGGGGCAAAATGGGCTGGAGAGCAGGCAGGTAAGGCAGGCGATTGGATGTATAGCAAGTTAGAAGGTCGTCAGCAAGGTGGATATATCCCTGAAACAAAACCTTATCTATTGCACAAAGGAGAAACAGTAATCCCAGCAGGAGGAGGAGCAGGAGCAATCACAGTTAATATAATGGGAGGAAACTATCTTGACAGAGAAGCAGGAGTAATGTTCGGAAGACAAATTGCCGATGAATTAAAAAGAAATATTAAAATATAATGGATATTGAATTATTAGTTGATTCTGTTGATAAAACAGCTGATATTATTGCTGATAGCTTATTGAAAGAAGATAACATAAACGAGCAAAAAGACACTTTAAGGTTTAGTATTCAGAAGTATGGGAGCACAGGATTTGTACCAGCAATAAATCAGGAAGTTATTTTAAATATAGATGCTGTTAAAGAGTTCGGTGGAGTAATAATAGAAGTAAATAAATCAATCCAGGCAGGGACAATGGTAGTTTATGATGTAGTCTGTTCTGATTATTCACAATATATCAATAGAGAATTGGTTTTGGAAAGATATGATGACAAGACAGTAGATTTTATTATCAGCGATATAGTTGGCATTTATGCGACCACCTTTGCCACGACAAGCGTTAGTTGTGCGACAGAAATAGAAACGGTGGTCTTTAACAGACTAACAATGACTGAATGTCTTGATAAGTTATCAAAGTTAGTAGGATATTCTTGGTATATTGATTACGACAAAGACATTCATTTTTTTGAAAGAACAGTAAATATAGCACCTTTTGAAATTACAGATACTAATGGAAATTACCTTCAAAACACATTAAAGATAAGAGATGATTTAAGTCAAATAAGAAACACAGTTGTTATTAGGGGGGCAGAGGAAAGAGCAATAGAGAGAACTGAATCATATATTGCTGATGGAGACCAAATAACATTTCCTTTATCAAATAAGTTTGCTGAAAAGCCGTCAATTTATGTTCAAGATGAGGAGGCAACCACCACAATAGGAGTTGATTTTCTAAGTGCGGAGGAGGATTATGATTGTTTTTGGAGTTATGGACAAAAGTATATAAGGTTCAAAGATGGCACGAAGCCGGCAGCCACAAAAAAGGTTGATGTTACAGGCATTCCTCTATTTCCAATAATAGTAAGTATCCCAGAGCCGGTGTCTATTGCCAAGTATGGGGTTTACGAACATTTTAAGGAAGATAAAAGTATTCAGAGTCGGGCAGAGGCATTAGAATATGCCCAAGCAGAACTGACCGCTTATAAAGATGGACTAATAGAGGGTAGTTTTCAGACAGACACTTCAGGGTTAAGAAGCGGACAAATTATAACAATAGATTCTGATTTATTAAACATAGATGAAACATTTTTAATACAAAGAGTCCAGTTTAGACTTCTGGCCAAAGACAAAGGACGATGGGCAGTAACTCTGGCAACAATGAGAACAGTAGGCATAATTCAGATATTACA